GGCACGGTAGGGTCAGAAAAAAAAAGATTTGCGTTATTTTGTAACGCTTTTGTGTTTTGTGTTGGGCGAACGCGTGTTTCGTTTAGTTTTAGGTTTTGTGCGGGTGTGCGTTTATTTTGTCGTTTTTGTGCTTGGTATTGTGCGCCGCGTCGAGAGTTGCACGGCTTACACGCGGGCACCATTTCGGTGTCATCACCTACTAAATCGTATGGCACTACGTGGTCGGCTTCGGTGGCCGGGCGGCGTTTACACCAATGACAGTTTGGTTTGTCGCGTAGTAGTGCTGCACGCTTTTTACGGTATGCGGTGTTGGCGGTGCGTTTAGGCATTAGGGCCTGACGCGCTTACGCTTGTCCTAGCGCGCGCGTTGCGCTTGCTACCGGTTCGCATTAGTTGGTGTTGGTTACGGGTTTGTGTCGCTTGGTGTGTTTTCATTTGTGTGTTTAGCGTAGTTGTATTGCGTCGAGCGTCTTAGGCAGTACGCCCCCGGGCACCATCCCGACCGTTGGGTAAGCACGGTTCACACTCGCCACGCACCTATTCGTATGCATGGGCTTTACCCGCCTGTCTAACGGGCTAACTACGGCCTGTTAGGCCGCGGGGATTTGCACCCTCACCTACTAGACACGTGTAGGTCGTAACCGTGTAACGGTCGTACTAAAACGGTTCCTCATCTTGCGGCCCCGTGGTTTTGCTTGTCTGTTTAATTAGCGCCTCAATGCATTTGCTTGCGTCGAATTTGTTTAAATCGTTAACGCTTGCCAAATCCTTGCCTAATGCGTCTGCACAAAATAGCGCCAAAGCCTCATCATCTGCAATACCGGCCTTTTTGGCTTGTATTTTAAGCATTTTGCCTTGTGGCAATGTCATGGGGCCATTGCTGCTAACCATTTTGCGTTTGTTGGTTTCTTTTTCTACGATTTGCGACAATGCCCGTTTTTGTTCTTGCTTTTCATCTAACGGCCACGGGTCTAGCGGTGCGTCTTGCCTATGTTTAATCTCATCATGGCTTGCTATGGATTTGTCAATGCCGTAACCCATGTAACCCAACGCGCGACCTAATGCCGACGTAAACCCCACCATGCGTTCGGCGTTACGTGTGTACGGCGTGCGGCCGGGTATCTGTTCGGCGGCCGACGCAATTACCGGTATCGGGTCGGTTTCGTCACGCCATACGGTTACAACGCATACCATAAACAATTGTTCGCCTACCTGTTCAAGCGTGCTAGCGGTTTCCTGTATGCGTAGTTTTGGCCAATCTTTTAACGCCAACCGCAATCGTGTAGGTACGTCAACGTACCCGCCCAAATCGTATGCCATTACTTACCGTCGCTTTCTTTCTTGGTAGTACGCACGCAATGTATCCATGGGCTGTAACACGGTTGCTGGCACGAAATACGCGGGCTTGGGTACGTCGGTGCGCCAATGGCCGGGCACGTTGCAATGCCGCAAATGTAGCCAACCGCGTAGCACCACCGTGGCCGTGTCAACGTCAACCAATGCCAAAACATACGGTGCGGGTTTGTCGTACTTGTGCGTAATTAGGCAATGGGTCGGGTTAGTTACCGAACGTACTTCTACGCCGTCTACGTCTGTTTCGCCGTGGCCTTTATGCAAAATGGCTAAATGGTGTGTTGCGTCTAAGTATTCTGCTACTGCTACTTCACCGATAAAACCCATAACCATTTTTTCGCGCATTTTGTTTGGGCTATCTACAAAATTGGTTATTAAATGCCGCAAATCGTGGTTGGTTCGGTTTATTAGTTTGTCAACAAATGCGGTTACGTCGCGTAACGCGTCGAGCGTTAGTTGAATTGTTACCGTGCCCAATGCATTAGTAACAATCACGGGCCATTACTTCCAAGCGTTGTAGTTCGGCTGTTAGTTCGTTTATTCGCTGTTCTAAAATGCGTATGCGTACCATTGCCAAAAACGTGCAATGGGCTACGGCTATGTCGGGTGTGTGTTCGTGTAAATCGTTTAGCCGGGCGTACACCTGCACCCCGGTGCCGTGGCAATCTGCTAGGTGTTCGCTCATGGCCGGTATGTGGTCCAATTCCACCAACCGCCGCCGCTTCCCTCAACACCTGCCCAAATTAGAAAACCGATACCTAGGTTTGTGGCCGGGTCTAATAAGTCTTGGCACGTAATCGGGTAGCCGTTTACGGCCGCCCAACCTTGCGGCCATGCCGTAGACGGTTCAACCCATGTCGGGCAATGTATCTGTAATAGACCGTAACTATTGCCGCCGTCACCTACGGCCGCCGGGTTACAACCGCTTTCTAAACGCATAATTTCGGCTAATTGCGGGGCTTCGACGCTTGGCCAACCCAACCCCAACGCGTAACCGGCCCACTCACCACAATGCCCTACGGCGGGATAGGGCACCGTGGTAGGGCTAGGCAGTTTTGGGGCCTGTAACGGGCTGTAAACGGTGTTTGGTGGCACTATGGCGGTGTTAGGTAGGTCGGGTAGCGGGGCTATCCATAGTGATACGCCGAACGCGGCGGCGACTAATGCGGCTATTGGTGCGTAACCAATCATGCGGCCCCGCCATTTGGCGTAGTGCTTATGTGGTCTAGGCGTATTGGCTTGCCCCATGTTTCCCAATTGTTCCCCCGTAATGCCATTTGGGCAAGGCTTATTGTGCCGTCTGGCCGTCTAAATACCTGCACGAGTACCTGTGCCCCGGTTTCCATTGTGCCGGTTAGAACCTCATAAAAAATAAGGTTAGGTGGTTGGTTTGTTTCCTGTTGGTCGGCCACGTCGCTGCCCGCCTTTCGTTGTGTCTGCAACGGTAGCCAATGGCTGTTCGCGGGTGTTGGATACTGCAAAAGCCTGTTCAAATGCTTTTTTGACGCGTTCGGCGTTATTGGCCATACCTAACGTAATTTCTATGTGTAGCCAATCGCCGCCCGGTGCGCCGTGAATTGTTGGCCGGGCGTAACTAACCCATGCTTGGTGATTATGGGCTTTTTGTTGTAAGCCGTCTACGCGGTCTACACGCCAACCGCGGCCCCAATTTTCGGGGTAGTAATCCAAAACGCATTGCACGCCTAACAATTCGTAGTTATCTAGCACGGTGTTTAGCCATGTAAGTGCTTTAATGCGTGCGTTGGGTACGCCTAGTTTTTTGGCTTCAATACGCCGATAAGACAAATCCATGGCAATGCCTTTTGCATGGTTGCTTATTACGCCGCGGGTGGTGTCGGTGCCGGTTCCGCGTATGTTTCGCAGTACGTAGTGGCCATTGTTCCATACGGCACCGCCGCTAGTTATGTTGGCTTGCTTTACCCACTCGACGGTTCCGGGTAATGGTTCGGTGACTACTGAGTAGCCGGGCACTTTGTAGACGGGCATTATTTAGTTTTGTCTTTCATGCCGTTGCTTGCAACTATGCCGGCCAATGTGCCAGACAAAAACGTAACAATAGTTGACATTAGGCTAATAAATTCCTTGTCGTTTGGGGCTTGTTCTAATGGTTGGCTAACAAAAAGTAGGCCGTAAACAAATCCAATTACGACTACGGCAAAAACCACACCTAAAATTACGCCGACGGTTGCGACCATGCGGGCGTGCAATTGTTCGGCGGTGTAACGGTCTTTGATAATTAGCACCTATCTACGGGTGTGCAATACGTTGGCCGCGTGCTTGGCTTGCCGCTGTTGCTGCGTGTTGTTTCGCATGCGGTCAACATAAATAGCGCTGCGATTGCTAGCCACTTCACTACGCCTCTGGCGGTGTTGGTTCTGGTGGTGGTGGCGGCACAATTACTACGCCGTCAATTACGGCCCAACCAATTGCAGCTGGCTGTTCGGGTGTGTATTCGATTAGGTGTGCCGGGTCATCATTTACCCAATCGGGTGCAACTACTTCGCAATTGACTACTACGCCGTTGGTTACGTTTGGGCTAACGATTGCTACGGTGCGTTCGCTCATACAAAATACTCAATGTAAACGTAGCCGCTGCCGCCTGCCGCGCCGCTGTTGGAACCTGCCGTGCCGCCTGCGCCAACGGTGACGGTAATCCCTACGGCGGGTGTTACTGCGCCACCCGCAACAATAAATGCGCCGTCTATTGCTTGCCCGGCCATGCCGCCGCCTGTGCTCTGTTCGTTAATACTCATAAACGCACCAAATCCGCTATTTGCTTGCGCCGCCGTTGATGTTGAGGAGTCTGGTGCGCCGTGGTCAAGACTGCAACCGGGGCCGCCCGTTGCGCTAATCGTGCCTGCTGCAAACGCGACAGAACTTGTGCCGCCTGCGCCACCTGCGCCCGCGCGACCAATACCGCCGCCACCTGCACGGATGTAAGCCACCGCATACGTCACGCCTGCTGGTGGCGTAAACGTACCTGACGCGGTAAATGCTGTTACGTTCTGCACGCCACCAATGTTAGCCCAATTCGTACCGTCATAGTATTGCAATTTGTTAGTGGCCTCTAAATAACACAACTGCCCCTGTGCCAACGTCTTTTCGCCTGCACCACCAAACGCCGCGTCACGCGTGACAGTAGTAGCAAACACAGGTACGCCCGTGCGGGCCGATTGATTTTGCTGATCTGCGGTTAATACCTGTGCAGCAACGAACGTAGGTACGGTGGTCTGTGCATTAGCGCCCATGTGTTTAGCCTAGAACATTTCCAGCATCTAAAACACCATAGATTGCGTCATTTAGGATTAGCTCATACACGATGGTGGTTGGTGCCGTGTAATAGGTAATGGTGTGGCCTCGATTAAAGTTGATGACGCCTGTGATGCCCTCAATGCTGTATTCGGCTGCTACCGGGCTGCCTAGCCCTGGTATTTGTTTTTCTATGCTGATGGT